GGGTGCTATCAATTTGATCAAATATATCCGTGAAAATTACGATCCTGCCCAGGCCGATGAACTTGAGCGTAGGTTACTTAACAGTATCCGCACCCAAGAACCAGAAAAATTCAAGCGTGGTGTCAGGAGAATGCGTAGTGAAGATTAATGATATACTGTTAGAAAATAGGTCTTACCTATATGAAGGGCTAACCCTTACCGAAGTTAGATCTGTTAAGTTGTGGGAAACAGCCGGCAATAAAATTTGTGAAGCGACTTTGACAGCAGATCAAATACAACAACTATTCCAGCAGGTAGAACAAGGTGCTACCGCTGCCGGTGGCAATCGCACATTAATAGGTCAAGGCAAAGATGTTGCCACCGCTGTTAATGCAGCCTGGGAAGATTTAAAAACTAAAGTTCAAAATTCTGGCCCAGTGCAAAATATTGATGCACAATATGATCAAGCCGCAGAAAAACTAAAACAAGCCACTGGTGGTGACGCTGGTGTAATGCAGTACGTTGAAAAGTATCGCAAGTTTGCCAAAGAACATCCTGTTGCACAAAGTTTAATTTACGCCGCATTGATTGCAGCCGCTGGTATTAGTGGTGCCGGTGTTGGCGGAGCCGCTGCACTAGGTTTATTAAAGATGACAGACAAACTTCTACAAGGTGAGAAGTTTAGTAGTGCCGCTTATGCTGGCGCTAAGACTGGCGCAATGGCGTACGGTGCTGGACAAGTTGGTAAAGCCCTGCAAGGTGGAGATCAAGCACAACAAGCAACTCAAGCAACTCAACAGGCTGCTGGAGCAGTTCGCGCTGTTGGTATCGATGCATTCCAAAACGACCCAACTCTCGGCCCACAATTACAACAGATACTATCAGATCCACGAGTTACTGCAGCCTGGAGACAAGAATTTGTTAAACAATTAGGACATAGTGTTGCTAACCCAAATGATTTAAAATCAATGTCTCGAGCGTTACAGCAAGCTTCTCAGGTGGCATCTAGCTTTGCTGGCAACGCTTATGGCCCATTAAATGAATCTTGTTATGTTGACCGTCAATCAACTGTGCGTATGTGGGCTTTAAAAGAAAGTCTAAACAGACCACGTGGTGGTATGCAATTAACCGAAGCTGGTGTAACTAAAGTATTCTCTTTGGTAGAAGCACTTAATAAAAGTACAGGCACACCAAATCCTGCTCCTCCGGCTGCACCACCTGCAGCACCAGCTGACGCCGATCAAGCACAGTGGACTGGTCGTAAACCAGAAGCGCCGCCTGCCAAACCAGATTATAGCGGCGGCCAAAAAACTGTAACTCCAACAATTAAAAATAATCCAGCAACTGCTTCAGCTGCTGCACCGGCAACAGCAACAACAGCGGCACCGGCAACAGCAACAACAGCGGCACCTGCGCCCACAGAGCCTGCTCCAACTGCACCAGCCGCAACAACTGCTGCACCATCTGCACCAGCAACAACAGAACCGACTGCACCGGCAACAACAGCACCAACTGAGCCAGCGGCACCTGCTACAGCAGAACCGGCTACTGCTCCAGCAACACAAGCCGTACCTGCTAACAAAGGTATGCTTGGCAAAGCAGCTGACTGGGTAAAAACTAAAGGTGCTAATCTAACTAACAAAGTTACAGCTGACAAATTAAATACTGCCTGGAAAAAAGCTGGTAGCCCAATGGATAGTGATAAATTAGCACAGGTATTACAAGATGCTGGTGTAGATCAACAGGTTGTTGCCCAGGCATATAAAGGATTAAAAATTCCGGCTCCTGGAACTACTAATGCAACAACTGGTTCTACAGATCCTAATTACGACGAAGTAACCGGTGCAGTAACGCCAGCTGGACAAGCCAAAAAAGATGCCGAAGATGCTAAACACGCTGACAGGATGAAAAATGATCCTAAGTATGCTGCGGCAATGAAAAAAGCAGGTATTGAACCAGAATCACCAGCACAAGCAGATCCAGCAACACAAACAGCGCCGGCAACTAATAAAAAAACAAAAGCAACTAATAAAGCCGCAGCAACTACCGGACAACCCGAGCCGGATCCGTTTACAGATGCTGGTAATTGGCTTAAAAATGCTGGAAGAGGATTAAAAGATTTAAATGTTAGTTGGATTCCCGGAACGCAAGCAAATTTAAATAAAATTAATAACAAAGCCAATTTGGAAACCGCTAAAGGACACGTTGCAAGCTGGATGTCTGGTGTAGAAGCAAATCCTGCGTTAAACACACCACAAGAACTTCGTAAATATGCTCAAAAAATGGCTATTAAAGATGGACAGAAGTTATTTACAGTACCATTACCTACTGATATGTCACGTGGCGGTGTCACTGACTATCTAACTAATATTGTTGCTCGTGTTACATCCGGTCTTGAAACAGGTGTTAGCCCATCCAACGCCACAAAGTCTAAAAAAGCCGCACAAGCTGCCTCTGGCGCATTTGACCAAATGGCAAACCAACTTGGTGGTGGACAACAAGACGCACAGAATGGCGAAGATGATGATTTAGCGGGCACAATTCCAGCTAAAGTAAATCAAGCTAACTTACAAAAGCGAGCACAGGCCGACGGTGTGAAAATCAAGAGTCAAGAGCCTATTATTATCAGCACAGGCAAAGGCAAAGAATATGGCCTAGACGATAATGGTCAATGGATACACCTAGCCAGCGGCAAAGTGCCACCACAATCATTTGCTAAATTTTTAGATCAACAACACGATATTAGTCTAGGTGTTGGACAAACTGCACCTGCCACAAACCCCCCAACACAATAATATGAAGTTAGATTTTCTCAATGAGATACTACTAGAAGTTGCGGCCGCCCCGGCTCGCACACCGCACCCCGAGGATGCCATCTTTGAAGGCACAGCAGTGGCCGAACGTATGGTCAATGCTTTGTCCTATGTAATTAAAAACCCCGGCAGTCTTACTATTAAATGGGACGGGTTTCCTGCATTGATATTTGGTCGTAATGCCGATGGTAAACTAACTGTGATGGACAAGTATATGTTTGACAAACCACACGGTCGAGTTACCAGTCCCGAAGACTGGGTTGAGTACGATAAGGCACGTGGTAAAAATCGTTCAGACCTATATCAAAAGATAGCCAACATTTGGCCTGGCCTAGATCAGGCAGTAGGTCGTGTACCCGGATACTTCTGGGGCGACTTGCTATGGGCCGCCCCACTCAAACCTGTAAAAGGTACATTTGTATTCAAACCCAATGTGGTCGAATATCACATTCCAACAAAAAGCAGTTTAGGACAGCAAATTGCCGGCAAAGTCGGCGGCATTGTTGTACACACATATCTAGCAGATGAACAGGCACGTCCACAACCCTGGAACGGAGAAGGTCTTAAAACCGATGCTCCTGTGGCAATACTGGCACCAAGCGCCGGGGTCACATTTACCTTAGATGATCCTGTACAATTACACCGAGCGGCTGTTTCTACACTAAAAAAATATTCTACAGTGGTAGACAAATTCTTATCAGGTCTTGACGACAAAGCTCGTGCAGCACTAAAGCAATATGCCAACAAACGTATCACAGGACAAACTACAGCAGAGTTAGGTGAGTGGTTACAAACTGCCAATGTTACACAAAAATTGCGTAAGTTCCTACTGGGCGAAGAAGCCAATGGCTATCTGTATCAAAATCAAGATGGATTAAACGCACTTTTCCTAATTTGGAATGCTGTTTATCAGTTCAAAATCAATCTGGCAGAACAGTTGGAAAAACAAGTAGCGGGTATAGGGCAATATGTCAACGGTCAGGCTGCAGGTGAAGGTTTTGTGTTTAGTACACCGGAAGGGCCGGTAAAACTGGTACACAGAGGTGTTTTTAGCCAGGCTTTATTCGCCAAAGAGTAGAGTTTTTTGCTAAAAGTATAAATAAATGTATGCAGAGATGCACATATATTAAGGAGATTTAAAAATGGCAATCCAAACACGTTATGCAGGTGATGCACAAGGTATCAACAACGTTGATGCAACAACAGATGGTACATTGGCTACTATCATTGCTACAGGTTTAACAAAGAACCCAACAGCAATTAAAGTATTATTAGGCAAGAGCCAAACTTTTGCTGCAACTGACTCAGCAACAGGCGGTCCAGTAGAATCTATTCTACGTCAAATCGGTGTTGATAGTACAATCGTTATGTATCAGGTTGATACAGATCGTTTAAGTGTTTTAGTTGAGGCAACTGGTTCAGCTGCCGCTGCTATGCAAACACGTATTAACACATTAGCAAATGCTTCTAGTACATTAGGTACTGGTAACGTTTGGGCTAACGCTACAACAGTTTCAACAACAACAGGTTTCAAAATCGCTTAATAGCTTTTTTAAAACAAATAAGAAGAGCGTCATTAATTGGCGCTTTTTTTATGGCCAATAAATACTAGTATGAATGATAGTGGTCTACAATTTTTTGCAGGATTCAGTTTGGTAGATATTACAGCCACAGGAGTCATTCGCGGCGCTGACGAAAAAACAACAGAGCGTAACCAACAGCGTAATTGGGAAACAGTAATTCAGTGTATGGGGTTACGTACACAACCGCAGTTGATTCAAATACCTACAATACTTGAACGAGAACTAAAAGGCCCGGGCGGTTTTGAATTTGGAGATATGTATACCGGAGTACATCGAGTTTGGTACTGGATGTGGGCCACTGAACGTGCCGATGTTTACGATCTTCCCAACCATCATCTAGGCGGATTGCAGCAAGATTTTGAACAGGTACCTATCGTTACATATCTAACCGAAACTGCACGTTTTATGTTGCCCATATTTTATCCATATGGCACTATTAAAAACATATACTTTAAACAAATAAATTCTAACTAAATACTACTTGATGCTACGGCACCATTAAGGCTCATTATTAAGGCATATACAGGCTCAAGAAAAAGCGTCGCTACCTGAAAGCGAGAAGTATAGATGTCCACCACTGATATTGAAAAGAAGAGCCTTGAGGCACACGTAGAACTTTGTGCGGAAAGATACTCTAACTTGGAAACTAAATTAGAAAACCTAGATCATCGTATGGACAAGTTAGAAGGTCACATTGTTGATATTAAAGACAGCCTGAACAAAGTAGGCGGAGAAAGCAACAAAACATTAATCACCATTGGTACCGCTGTGTTTGTAGCGTTTTTAACAGCCGTATTAGGATTAGTAGTACACTTAGCAACAAAATGAAAATAGTAGAATTACTAAGCAACATACAGGTTGCTATAACAAACGAACAAGCCGATCTACTAGGACGTTTTAATCACGAGCCTAGTATACCAAAGAACAAGCTCAATGAGCGCGAGCAATTAATTGCAAATCAACTAACGACGCAGGACATCCTGTTACGTCGTAATGACAATGGTCAAATCACATACACGAAAAAAATTCGCTAAAAAACTCAATCAGCCATCAGCACACGAAATTACCCAGGTAACTGACTTAACCACTGCCTATATCAAGCATTGGACTCGCAATGAACTTGGTAAACTACAAGAAAATCGTGATACTAGTATTTGTATACCTGTAAAAAATGGATACAAAATTGGGTTATATAATTTAAAAGTACACACAAATAAAACCTGTGATGTCGTTGATGCCAACAACGAACTGGTACATACCTTTGATAATAAAATCAATGCTGTACTTTACACTATCTATACTATTAAGCGTAGGTATTGGGTTTCTGATGAAATACTAGCACTTGATCGAGAAATAAATAAGAATTACGTAGATGCTCTTACTTTGCGCCGTGGAATAGAATTGGCCCGTGCAAATAAAGACTATTTTAAAGTTGATGTTAAACAGGCTAGGCTGGAAATAGCAGAGAAAAAACTAGAGCTGTTTAAGGATAAAATGGCAGCAATACACCGGACCGCAAAGTTAGCCAAAGTCTGGGAATAGACATAAATACTACATATACAGTTTAGGATTAAAACTATGAGACTCTCAGAAATGCGTACAGAAGTAACACCACAAAAGATTAACAAAGTGATGGAAAGCCGCTTTGGCTTCACTGTTGACTATGATAATCTAACTTATGCCAAGGCACAGCGGTTAAGCCAAGCATTAAGCGAAAACATTGGTGCTATTAAAAAGTCATTCGGTGCCCACACAGCAGAAAAGAATGCCAAATATATGGAACTTATGCTGGTTAAAGAAGGCATTGATAAATGGCTTACTAGCGAACAGGGTTTGTTTGAAAGTGAAATGGGCAAATCTGAAGCAGTTTTAGCCGCTAAAGATATGGTCGACTCTGTTCAAGATATGTTAGAAAAAGTATCTAAGATGCAGAACGAGCAAATGCCTGCACTAGTTGATACTATTCGTGACCAAATTGGTAGCGAACAAGCAGAACAATTCAAAGGCGCAATGGCCCCATTGCTAACAAGTTTGTATCAGGCATTAAGTACTGGCCGTGAGCAAGCAGATACTTCTGTTCGTGCTTTAGCTGGCGAGCAAACTGACCAACCAATGGATATGGGTATGGGCGGAGATGCTGGTTTAGATGCTCCTGCTCCGGGCGGCGATGAACTTGGTATGGGCGGCGAAAGCGATCTAGACTCTGGTGATGAATTTGCTGCAACCGATGCTGCTGTTGGTGGCGAAGAAGAATTAGGCCGTGAGCGTCGTTAATGCGTATTAAAGACATCATTGTAGAGTCCAGAATAATGGACGAAGTAATTGAGGATGAAGCGGAGACACGTGGCGACTCTGCTTTAATCACGGCCTTAGAATGGCTTCGCAATGAAGCACAACAAAGTAACGCAGTAACTCCACGTGTCAAAGTTGATACTGTTATTGAGCGTGTACGTCATATTCCTGGCAATGAAGCATTTAATTTTGCCGCATTAGACGCTGCGTTTAAAAGCAACGATTCAGTTAAAGCATTAGTCAAAAAAATCGAAGACGACACACATTCTGGTAGCAAGTACATTTATTTGTCACAACCAGAAAATACTGTTGACTCTGAAGATCCACTTGGCGCTCAAGGCGCCCCTGCCGGAGATCCTAGTAAGATTGTCTCCAAAATGGCAGATAGAGCCGCATCCAATTAATAATTGACTTAACCGATTAAATACGTTATAATAGCGTAAGGAGTACCATTATGAAAAAACTTTTAGCCCTAATCTTTTTATGTTCTGCAGGGATGGGTGCGTGTGTGGCATCGGCAGAAGCACACGGATACTATGGATACCGTGGCGGCTGGGTAGCACCAGCAATCATTGGCGGAGTAGTTGGGTATAGTATCGCTCGTCCGTATTACTATCAGCCATACTACTATCCACCACAGCCGGTTGTTATACAACAACCTCCTGTATATATACAACAACCTAATCCGGCACCTGGTAATTATCATCAAGAGACTATCCTTGATGCTAACTGTAATTGTTATAGAACTGTATTGGTACCTAATTAATATGGCATATTCAGACAAAGTAATAGATCATTATGAAAATCCACGTAACGTGGGTAAAATGGAAATAGACGATACAGTAGGCACTGGTATGGTTGGTGCTCCAGCCTGCGGTGACGTAATGAAACTTCAAATAAAGGTAGTAGATGGGATTATTCAAGACGCTAAGTTCAAAACGTACGGTTGTGGATCTGCCATTGCCAGCTCGAGTCTGGTTACGGAGTGGGTTAAAGGAAAAACACTCGATGCCGCAATGGAAATTAAAAATTCTGAGATTGCAGAAGAACTCGCACTTCCGCCAGTTAAGATCCACTGCTCAATCTTGGCCGAAGATGCAATCAAGGCGGCTGTAAATGATTACCGTAACAAACATAGCGAGTAAAAAAATCAAAGACAACCTGGCCAAGCGTGGCAAGGGTATCGGCATCCGTGTGGGTGTAAGAACCACAGGGTGCTCGGGGCTTGCTTATGTATTAGAATATGTAGATGAATCCTGGGCTGGATCTACTAGTTTTCGCCAGGAAGGATTTAGTGTAATAGTAGACAATCGAGATTTACCTATAGTAGATAACTTAGAAATAGATTATGTGCGTCAGGGCCTAAATGAAGGCTTTGAATTTAATAACCCTCAAGAAAAAGATCGTTGCGGATGTGGCGAGTCTTTTAGAATATGATCCTCAATAAATTTAATTATACTCCAATCAGCCGTACTACCATTGACGGCAAACGACACTATGCACTACCTGATGGTTCGGCTGTTCCTAGTGTAACAACAATCCTAGACAAAACCAAAAGCAAAGAAAGTAAAGAAGCACTACAAAAGTGGCGAGATGCTATTGGTCACGACAAGGCACAAGCTATCACTACAGAAGCCGCCAACCGCGGAACACGTATGCACAGTTATTTAGAAAGTTATATTTTAAATGACGATATGAAACCTTTGCCCGGTAATCCTTTTGCACAGCCAAGTTGGTTTATGGCCGCAGAAGTTATCCTAAACGGACTGAATAATGTAGACGAATTTTGGGGTTCAGAAGTACCTGTTTATTATAGCGGGTTATATGCCGGCACTACAGACTGTGTGGGTGTATGGAAAAAGAAACCTGCAATCATCGACTTTAAACAAAGTAATAAAGTTAAAAAAGTAGAATACATCAGTGATTATTTTATACAGCTAGCCGCATACGCACAGGCACATAACAATACACACGATACTGATATCAATTGCGGTGTAATTATGATGGCTGTACAGCCAAAACAACTAGCAGATGGCTCCTATTCAAAGCCAGAATACCTGGAATTTGTCATCGAAGGAGACGAGTTTGCTCACTGGACAAATGAATGGACCAAACGTGTTGAACTGTATTACCTGAACGCATAAATACATTATATTTCAGGATTAGAGTAAAATGGCTATTGTCCAAATCAGTAAAATTCAAGTACGCAGAGGGTTAAACGAAAACCTTCCACAGCTAGACGCTGGAGAAATTGGCTGGAGTACCAACACCCAACAACTATATATCGGTAACGGCGAAATTGGAACTCCTGATTATGCTCCAAATATCGGTCATACACAAATTTTAACAGAACACAGTGACTTTTTTAGCTTTATTAATACCTATGTTTTTAAAGGTACAGAAGCAGGCTATACAAGTATCACTGGTGTTACAGCATTAAGTCCAATTGCACGTAGTTTACAAAACAAATTAGATGAATTGATTAGCGTTCGCGACTTTGGCGCCAAGGGCGACGGAGTAACTGATGACACAGCCGCTATCCAACGAGCCATTCGACAGATTTACGTCAGTGGATTAGAAGCAACAGTTTCTAGTCTACGCAGAACTCTTAAGATCCCTGCAGGTAATTACATAATTACCAGTACTATTTTAATTCCTCCTGGTGCATTAATCATTGGTGATGGTAAAAACAATACTATTATCACCAATGCCACGGGCACAGTATTTTCAACAGCAGATAGTCAGTATCAAACCGGCGGCTTACTAGGGTCAAATAGTGCTCAACTTCCCAACAACGCAAGTGTTAGAGATATGCAATTAGTTACTACAACATCAGGTACATCGCCAGTCCTAACTGTTGATAGTGCCACTGACTTGACTTTCCGTGGTGTCTATTTTAAAGCTGGCGCAACAACGACTAACCTAATTAATATTCTTTCTACAGTTAACACAACATATAATTTAACATTTGATGATTGTACATTTGATGGAGGTATCAATGGTATTGGTGGCACTGGCTCTGCCAAGTCGGTGGATATTTCCAACAGTACATTTACCAATTGCACAACCAAAGCAATCAACGTTGGCGCCAGTATGACCGGTGTGTCAAGTATCAACAACTACTTCAATGGCATCGCTAATCCACTAAGTGGCCTAGCAGGTAACAATTACAGTATCGGCGATACATTTAGTTCTGGCGATTATGCAGGTATACACGCAGGCGACTTCCGTATCGGTACAGGCCGTGTATATACGTTGTCGGCTGGCACTACGGCTATTGCTACATTAGGTAATGGCGCTGGCCTTATCAACTATCAAATTACTTCAGGTAACAATAATAGATTTGGTCAAGTAAAATATAATGTTGCTGCCGGTGTTACAACCTTTGATGATGAGTACACCGAACCAGCTACCAGCATTGGTGCCAACATATATGTTGGCACTGGCGGCAATTTACTTTGCACAGTATCAGGCACAGTCACGTTTAAATACAATCTAAGTAAATTTATATAAGTATAAAATGTTTCAACAACCAGCCGAGGGCCGATTACGGCTTTGGCGAGAATTTCGATCCACGTTAGATTCAACTACGTTACAAAACGCACTAATCCAAACTGCAGAGTTTTGGACAAGGGCACCTTTTGTTCCGTTTAATCTGGATGTTAATGAATCCGATAAATGGCCAGATCCCTGGACATTAATTGAAGAAAATGTCTATTGTGATATTGCAAAATGTCTTGGAATAGTCTATACTGTACTATTAACCAAGCACAGAACTGAGTTGGATTTTGAAATTCGTGTGTATCAAGATTCAAAAACAAACTACGAGTATAATTTAGCTTGGCTGAGCCAGGGAAAATATATACTTAATATGATTGACGGAGCAGTAGTAAATATCAAACAGTTCGATAAAAGTTTAAAGTTGAAGCATAGTTTTACAGCGGTTGATTTAAAATTAGAAAATTACATTTAGAGGCATCGATGACGACAATTCAAGTCACAAAAAGAGAAGGACACCGTGAGGTCCTCGATATAGAGAAGTTACACAAAGTGGTATTCTGGGCTACACAAGGTATTACAGGGGTTAGTGCCAGCGAAGTAGAAATAAAAAGTCACATACAGTTTTATAACGGAATTAAAACAGCAGATATTCAAGAAACATTAATCAAAAGTGCTGCAGATTTAATCAGTGAAGAAACACCGAATTATCAATACGTGGCAGGTCGTTTAATCAACTACCATCTACGTAAACAAGTGTACAATGATTACACACCGTGCTCGTTGTTTGAGTTGGTTACTCGCAATGCCGCTTCGGGATTCTATGATCGTGGGCTGTTAGAAGCGTATTCCCAAGATGAATGGAATACCTTGGATAATTATATCCACCACGATCGAGATGAGAACTTTACTTACGTTGCTATGGAACAATGGCGCGGTAAGTACCTGGTTCAAAATCGTGTTACTGGCGAAATTTTTGAAACGCCGCAAATGGCCTATATGCTTATTGCGGCAACACTATTTCAAACGTATTCAAAAGAAACACGTTTACAATGGATTAAAGAATATTATGATGCAGTCAGTCTCGGAGACATTAGTCTTCCTACTCCTGTTATGGCCGGTGTACGCACTCCTCAGAAGCAATTCTCATCGTGTGTACTTATTGAAGCAGACGATTCTCTGGACAGTATTAACGCTACTGCTAGTAGCATCGTTAAGTATGTTAGTCAGAAAGCTGGTATTGGAATCGGTGCCGGCAGAATTAGAGCATTGGGTTCGCCCATCCGCAACGGTGACGCATATCACACTGGTGTAGTTCCGTTTTTTAAATTATTTCAAAGTGCTACACGTTCTTGCTCGCAAGGCGGTGTACGTAATGGTGCGGCCACCCTGTACTATCCCATTTGGCATTTAGAAATTGATGACCTCATTGTATTAAAGAATAACAAAGGCACAGAGGATAATCGTGTACGCCATATGGATTATGGTGTTCAATTCAACAAATTAATGTACGAAAGACTTATCACAGGCGGCGATATTACCTGTTTTAGTCCCCACGATGTGCCTGAAATGTACGACGCTTTCTTTAACAATCAAGAGCGTTTCAAAGAGCTGTATGAACGTGCAGAACGCAATACCAAGTTACGTAAGAAAACATTTAAAGCCGCAGATTTGTTTAGTAGATTTATGCAGGAACGTAAGGATACGGGTCGTGTGTATTTGCAGAACGTTGATCACGCAAATACTCATAGTCCGTTTAAGGAAGAGATTGCTCCTGTTAAAATGAGCAATCTTTGTTGTGAGATTGACCTACCTACAGTACCGCTTACTGATGTCAACGACGAGGATGGTAGAATCGCACTATGTACTTTGAGTGCAATCAATTGGGGCAATGTAAAAGGCCCCTCTGACTTCGAGAAGATGTGTCGCCTGGCAGTTCGTGGACTAGATGCATTATTAACATATCAAAATTATCCTGTACGAGCCGCCCAATTGGCTACAGAGGAATTTCGTCCACTAGGTGTAGGTATTATTAACTTTGCTTATTTCTTGGCAAAAAATGATGTAAGTTATTCAGATCCAAAAGCATTAGCATTAGTAGACGAGTATGCTGAAGCCTGGAGTTATTACTTGCTTAAGGCTTCAGCGGACCTCGCTGTTGAACAAGGTCCTTGTACACGTTGGCGAGATTTAAAATCGGCAGACGGTCATTTGCCTATTGATACACGTAAAACAGAAATTGATGAATTAGTACCACATCAAGAACGTATGCCTTGGGCAGAACTTCGCGAGCAAATAAAATCTACTGGTCAGCGTAACGCTACCCTAATGGCACTGATGCCTGCGGAAACGTCGGCGCAAATATCCAATGCTACAAACGGCATAGAGCCCCCTCGCAGTTATGTTTCAATTAAACAAAGTAAGCACGGTGTACTTAAACAGGTAGTACCTGAGTACCGCCGTCTTAAAAACAAATACGAATTGCTCTGGGATCAAGAAAGTCCGACAGGTTATTTAAATTTGTGTGCTGTATTGCAAAAGTATATTGATCAGGGGATTAGTGTAAACACTTCTTACAATCCTCGTTTTTATGCAGATGAAAAGATTCCAATGAGTGATATGCTTAAAGATATTATTCAGTTTTACAAGTACGGTGGTAAGCAGTTGTATTACTTTAATACCAATGATGGTCAAGGCGAAGTAGATATCGATAAATTAGGTGGTAAAGAAACCGAATTGGAGCCAGCGGCAGCAGATGATGCCGATTGTGATAGTTGCGTAATATGAAGCCTAGTGTTTTAGTTGCTGTAGGATGCAGTTGGGTAGCCGGTGCCTATATGGATACCGACCCAACCGCCACAGACTTTGACTACAATCACGAAGTTGATCCCGAGTTTCGCCGCCAGCACAGTTTTGCTGGCCTAATACAACAGCGTCTAGGTCTAGACCAAATTCACTTTATTGCCGCCAATGGTGCCAGTAACGATAACCAGGTACGCAATCTAATTTCATTTATTGATAGCAATCAAAAAAACTATTCCCATATCTTTGTGCTATGGGGATTGTCTAGCATTTACCGTTGGGAAACGTATAGTGCCAATACCGGTACAGTAGAAGATAACATACACGGTCGTACTGCACACAGGCCAGGAATTGAAGAAGAGGTTAAATATTACTTCAGTCATTTTTGGAACCAAGAACACGAATTAGAAAAACTAGGCAATCGAGTACTATTGGTTAGTGGGTATCTAAAAAACTTAAACATAGAACATTTGTTCTTTAATAGTTTTCAAGGGTACTCCAATGAAGATTTACGAATAAATAACATCCGCGATAATGTTTTTTATCGTGTTAAAGAAAAAAATAATGATTTGTTAAGTTTGCTATGTGACAAAAATAATGTTGCATTAGCAGATTCAAAATTGCCATTTCTAAATATACTTAGACCCAGCGGCACACAAATTAACAGTAGAGCAGTTAAAGAATTACAAGTATTGGGTTGGTTAGATCAGGCAACATCTCATCCAACCGTGAAAGCACATAAACTGATTGCCAATGAACTATATGATTACATAATAAAAGGATAATAACAATGAGCGTATTTAACATTAAGAACAAAACTGATCATACTAAGTCATTGGCATTTTTAGATGCAAACGGTACTCCTCCAGTACAGCGTTACGATGTATTAAAGTATCGTCAATTTGATAA